CATCATGAGACACTGTAGGCTGTGCGGGTGTAGGTAGGGCAGGGAATAGGCGGGACGCGCCATAAAAGGGGCCCCATATATGGAACGCCCACAGGGCGCGAACAAGGGCCCCATCGTTGATACGCACAAAGAAATATCTCTCAGCAGCTAGCTAGAGCTGCCATAGAGCGTCTTATAAGATCTCCAGAGCATGCAGTTCGACTTCCAATAGCCTTCCTAAAACGCTGAATCAAGAGGTAAAACAATGCCAATGCAATATTGCCTTCCTGACAGAGGAAAAGACCCTGTCTGCTATGAATTCTGGATAACATCTTCAAGAGGGACTGATGTAAAGCACGATGTTTGGCTCCCCAAGGATATGAAAAAGGCTGACATACAAAGTGAGCTCGAGGATTGGTGCTCTCAATTTGGTTGCTGGGATTCTTCAGAAAACTTCGTGCGCTATGGCTATAAAAAGAAGAGGGTAAGAAAATGATCACACAAAACGATGCCATAGAGACTCTAAAGTGGACTCTTGACCGCATGCAAAAGCTCGAGAAAATCGAAAATGCAATTAGGGAACCACCGAAAGCATGGCGGAGTGGCTCAAGATGTTGCAATGAATCGCATCATGGATATTCTTGACATGCATTGGCACTCAAAGTCGGTGCGCTAATGGAAGGCGGAGAGATTCTCATAGTTTTAGTCATGCTGGCCACTGCAGTGGCTCCGGTGCTTCTCACGTTGAAAGACAGAAAAGATCCTGAAACAAAGAAGGCAGTAGCAGCTACAAGTCTCTTCATAACAATTTCTCGGTTCTTCGATAAGAACGATTGGGGGTCATAATGATTCAATACCAAATCGTATACGGGCGTACAATGACTGAGCTCATGCAGTACGTCAACACTCAGATGAAACTGGGTTGGAAGCCGCAGGGTGGCGTCTCTGTTGCTGAGGCTGGTCAACTGCATAATGGCTACTACCAGGCAATGATAAAGAAATGAACAACCGCGGAGCTAATAAGTGCGGTCATTGTGGTCTCTTTCTGTCTTGGGGAGACTCTGACCAATACACTAACTTCGGGAGCATGCTCGATTGTGAGCCTCCTGATGCTGTTCTAATCTGCAAGAAATGTGCAAAGTTCGAAGAAGATAAAATGGTTTCAGAGGGCCGCATGTGGACTCCATGGATTCCTGCAGACTTTCACCGAAGAGCTGCAAAGAGATTGGGATGGAAATACGCTAGGCCCCGGTCTGCCGCATGGGGAGAATACCGTGACCCTGCAAAGCCGCTACCAGAAGGATGGGAATGGGAGAAATCACGATGATAATGAAAGCATGGCGGCTCGCCGCTAAAGCGCATGAGGGTCAAGTTGACCTTGTTGGGAAGCCCTATTTTCGGCATGTCGTAGATGTCTACGATGAAGTAAAATACCGAGGGGGTAGTGAAGCTGCCTGCATTGTAGCGCTCCTTCATGACATCATTGAAGACACTGATGTGACCTATTCTGACCTCGAGAAAGAGGGCTTCTCCAAGGTAGTGATTGAAGCAGTAGAAGCCATCACGCGGGATGACCGGGAGTGTGAGACTTATGCAGAATACATCAAGCGAGTCGCAAAGGACCCCATCGCATCCTTTGTGAAGAAAATCGACTTGCTTCAGAACCAGCATCGGTGCAGAGTCCAGATGAATAAGTTTCAGGGACTTCATGAGCGCTATACGAAGGCCTTGAAATACCTGACGGGGGGGTTGATGTATAATGTGGTGGCTTCAACCGGGCTGGACAGAGGCAATCTGCCCTCAATGCGGAAAGAAAATATGGCCAGAGGGTGATCCTGATTGGGGGCTCTGCTTAGAGTGCTTTGATGCCAAGCTTGATGAAGAGTATAGACTCCGAGACCTTGAAAGACTTGCAGCGGAAGAGCTTCAGAAAGAATATGAAGAATCACTCAAGAAAGAGATGTGATATAATAGACTCTATGAATGAGGAGACTCTATAATGGAAAAAGGCTTCACATGTGAATGCGGTAAGTTTCATGAATTTGGAGTCTGGGTGGCTGCACATTGGGACATGCCTTTAGTTCATACCTGTGATTCTTGTGGTGCAAAGCACAACGTATTACGAGGGATGGTGTCTCTCAAGAAGAAACGCAAAAGGAGTGCTAAATGATATTCATTGATGAGCTGTCTGACCCACGCCTCAAGTTCACCAGGGAAGAGACCTATAAGGAAACGGTAATGAGAGTCTCCCTGATCAAGGCCATTGCACAGCGCGACCGTGCAGTGAGAGCATTGAATCGTAGCGGCTTCAAGGATTTAGGTGGAGAAGAGTGGAAGCCGCCTGTCAATGAGTATGCTGCCCGCTATCATGAGAATCGTCGAGAATTTGAAGAGCTGGTGGGTGACATCCTTCAAGCTGTCAATAAGGCAGTCGATTATCCTGTATGCATTGATAGTCGGCACAATCCCGATGAAGACTTCAACGATGAGGAGCTCAGATAATGGTTGAAAGAATAAGACATTGCAGGCATGGAAATTTTGATGTAGAAGTCCAGGGCCCTTGTCCCGCTGATGCACCCTGCCATTGCCAGAAGAGAATGGAGCCCTTGAAGAATTGTCCTGATTGTGGAGCAGTTCCTGGGAAACCGCATTATGATGGGTGTGATGTGGAGAGGTGTACCGTGTGCGGAAACCAGAGACTCTCTTGTGGGTGTATCGGCCATGATAGGAAGTTCGCGCGCTGGACAGGTATCTGGCCTGGAGCGGCAGAGTCTAGTTACCTGGGAATTAACCTGAATGAATTTTATGAAACCGGCTATCACAAAATCTTCTTTGTGAAACAGAGGAAAAGATGGTAAATCCTAAGTTATTCCCGACAATCTTGATTGGGCTTATGGGAGCCAGTTCAGTTGTGTATGCATTTGACGGTGACTGGCGGAAGTCTGTGTATTGGTTGGCCGGTGCCGTTTTGAATGTGTGCGTAACGTATTGAGAGGTGACAAATGGGTAAACGCAAATCGAAGGACGACAAGCTGTTCACTGCATGGCAACGCGAATTTCAAAGGCGGTTCCAGCTCCATGAAGGCAAATACGATCATGGAGACTTTGCATTTGAGCTCTTCAAGGAGAAGATCCGTATGAAGAAGAATTTTGTGAAACATGATCAATGGCGCGATAGAATAGAGTATGGGTTATAAAATGGACAAGGGACCCTTTAGAGTAAAAGTTACAAAGTTCAACGGCGACTGTGGCCCTGAGCATGATGTTCGGCTCGATTCAGATGACTTCACCCACGATGCGTCTCTTATTGTTTATGGTGACTTCAAGAACGTCAGGCAGAAGAAGGCCTACGCGATTTACATCGCAGAGCTCCTCAACGGTGCTCTTCAACAGCGTGAATATCAGGATGACCTGAAATGAAAGTGCATGTCGTGATAGGTACGTGGGTATATGACGGCCAAGAAATCATTGGCGTCTATAAGGATAAGACAAAAGCAGATAACAAGCTGAAGAAGCTTCAGGAAGATGCCGAGAAAAAGGGCCGCAGATACTGGTACGATGAATATCACGTGGAATCACATCATCTAAGATAAAAATGTACAATCGCTTCTTGTTTTGATATAATAGACTTATCAAATCAAAAAGGAGCATCGCATGATTGCTGATGTGACAATCGACGAAGGTTTGCCCGACTGGGGCTTGTCGCAAATGCAGTGGAACATGGCTCTTGAAGAGGTTGTCTCTAGATTTTATCCCGAGCTAATAAATGAACATGTTAAAGTTCGTTTTACTGAAAAATACTTTAAAGCGCTAGACGTTTTAATGGAGAACGATGGTGCGTTCGACCCTCCCACGCAGTGCTTATTCATAAATTCATTTTGGGTAGACAAAGAGGGACTGGCACCTCTGATGTGTGTTGCCAAGATTATGAGCCACGAATTGAAGCATTATGTTCAGAACGTTTTGGGTTGTCTAGATCTTCAAAAGGCAAATTCTTACATTGTTATGCATCCGATGGTCGCTTATGATGAGCTTCCTTGGGAAGTTGAAGCCATTGAGTTTGAGAGACTGTACCGCGATGAAATACATAAAATATTTCTTTCATATCTGGTTAAAACGAGGTGTGACTAAAATGAAATATGTTGATCTTTTAGAGTTCTGCAGATTGATGATTGATACCGAGGCTGATGAAACCTCGTTAAGGGATTATCACGTCAAGCCAGACGGTCCTATTTCTCACGTGTGGGGAAAAATCCACCTGGCTATTAGAACGGGTCAAGATTTCGATTACAGAAAATATCTTGAAAATATAATCAACATGACAGGCAACCCAGACGACGACCCAACTAAACCGCCGCCCAATAGGCTGAACTAGGAGCTAAGCATGAAGAAACTTCTACTTACGATTATCGGAGCAGTTATTCTTAGTCAGAATATTGTTCAGATTGCTAATTCTCGTCCTATAATAATCACAGCGCTATGCATTGACAGATATAAATATTTAACAACAGCATATGGTTATGCTGCGGTTGATACTGTTCAGATGTTCGAACAGGGCAATAACAGAGAAACTTATCCGCTCATGCCACCACAACCAGCAACTTGCAAGGAGCGGTAATATGAAAAATAAGGGATTCACATTGCTCGAGCTGATGTTCGTCGGCAACATGAATCTCAAGTAAAGAGGATGTAAAATATTCATCGACACGTATGAAATCAAAAGACTTATAAAAGAGGTTTTAGAACTGTCACTGGACTTCAAACTAGTGCAGACAACAAGAACGACAATTAAAAGGTCTCTTGGTGAGAACGAGATCGTTGGTAACGAAACCGTGGTAGAATATACTATTAAGAGGAAGTAAGGAGATGAAGATGAAGAAATTTATTGCTGCTCTGCTTTTTGCATTAATGTTTGTGGTCGTTGGCTCAGCTTATGCAGACATATTTGATGAAGATTCTGCAAGGTATTATAGTCAGGGTACGAATTCTGATGGAAATAGCATGTTTATTGACAAAAATTCTATCCGTCATAATGATGGTAATCTTACAACGTATGTCGGAGTTATGCGTCTCAGTAATCGGAGCGACCTTTTCAATCAAGCGAGACAGTTGCTCAGAGTAACAACTCAGATTCCTATATATGTTGTGTCGCACATAACTGTTGACTGTGCAGGTCTTCGTCTCAAGACTGGCAAGATTGCTATTTTGGGAGTTGATACGGCTGATGAAGTTGAAAACGTGAAGATTCTTTGGTCAACGACTTCTGAAAGCACAGAGTGGGGCAACATCCCCAAGGGCATTGAACCTCGAGCAAAAGCTCTTCTCTGCGGACCGTCATTTTAAGCAGAACCAGTTAATTTAGTAGATGGAGGGCAACAGATGAAGAAACTTACACAGCGTCAGACTGACAAGTTATTTATTGGACACGCTAGAGACCTTTATGATAAGTTTGTCGAGAATGCTGTTGCCCTCTATTCTTCGATGTTCCCAGATAAATGTTCATCTAAAGATTTTGATCATACTCGTTACGATTTAATTAGAGAACGATTACTTATTGAAATGAATTATCTCTATGTCACCGCGAAAGGTGAAAAGAATGTCAAGAAAAAGTGTTGTAAAGAAGCCTCTGCAAAAAGAACCGTGGCTAACTAAAACACAGAAAATTATAGCCACAGTCATAAGTGCGTTTGTTCTAATTGGTATGCTGTGGAATTATGGAGCTAAAGCCGATGCGAGGTATGCAAAGGAAGCTGTGGTGTCAAAAGAATTATCGCAGGTCAAGACGGACATCGCGATGCTTGGAAAGGCATTTCAATCTGAGCAATTGGATCGTTCAATTAGTAATAAACAAGACTTGCTTCTTAAAGTTAATCTTCGACTTAAGGAAAAAATAAGCAATGCCGAAAGATTGCAGCTCGAAGACGTTAAACGCAACTTAGAGAAAGAGCTCGACAAATTAAAGGAGAAACAAAAGAAACTTGATGACGGAACATAAAACTCTAGAAAATTGGTTTATAGGACAGATTGAAGTGGCGGATGAATTTATTCCTATCATGCCCGTTATTCGAGGTTTTGTAGACGGAAAATTTACACAATTCGCTCCTTTGCTTTGGTTTGACTTTGACAAGAAGATTGCAATGACAGATAGCAACACATACAAAATCGGCGAACCTAATCAGAAATGGTTTGTAAGATTTTTAGCCGAAGGCCACTCAATGGACGATTTGGAAATAAAAGATACGAGCCACTAAGGAGGTTCAGCATGATAAAAAGTAGCAAGGAAAAAACTGTAATGGCTTATAGAACCCTCCGCGATTGTCCACCACCTGCAGAAGCAAATGTTGATGTTACACTTTTTGCCAATTACTATGGCACACTTGAGAAATCTCATCAATTCAATGATCCCGCACTCTATACCGACAAGCCGTGGTATAGTAGACTTATGAATGAAATACACGAAATGAAGATTTTCAGGAGAAATAAAAAGGATGCCTAAAATAATCACGGTTTATTTATCTGGACCGATGTATCTTGGTAAAGATCAAGCAATGGGCTGGCGAGACGAAGTAATAGCACATCTCGATACGCATGTGTGGCCTGTTATAGGCGAGAGCGCCGCAACACCTTATCGTTTCAACATCCTCAATCCGTGTAATCGTTGGTTAGAAAAAGGTGGCGAACTTGAGGCTGAAGGCCCATTCGTTGTTCAAATGGACAAGATGGAAATGGCTACATCAGACGTTTTCATTGTGAATGCTACTAATCCTGGCTGGGGTACTCCGATGGAACAATACATTGGATGGTCTACCGGCAAGATGATTATTTGCTTTGCAGACTGTGACTTTCCGTCAATTTGGGCAAGAGCTCATAGCCACAAGATGTGCCGTACTCATATTGAGGCAGCCAAATGGTTATGTGAAGTTGCTGCAAAACAGTTAGCAAGAGTCGTATAATTGTATTCGGTAATTGTCAGTGTACGGGACGACGCTAAATTCAAAGATGTGCTGTCCCCTTCACTGAATTATATTAAATATTATTTACGAAATAAAAACCTTCCGAATATTCAAACAATTGTAGTCCAGGGAACAGAATCTATAGCCAAGAATTATAATGAAGGCTTAAGACAAGCAATCTATCCTATAAAGTTTTTCATACACGACGACATAGATTTGATGGATAAAGATGTTCCGTTATTTGTTAAAATTGAAGATTTGTTTAAGCGCTTCCCAAATGCAGGCCTAATAGGATTAGTGGGAACGGCAGGAACGTCTAATGGCTGGTGGTGGGATAGTCCTAAAGAGTTACAGGTGGGACAAGTCTACATGGACGGCAACGTAAAAGAATATTGGAAATATAATATTGAAAAACCCTTCTATTCAGATATCAACTTTATTGATGGCATATTTATGGCGACGCCGCTGAATATTCAATTCTCTGAAGACATAACAGGTTTCCATCTTTATGACAGTGATTATTGCAACGTAATAAGACAGCAAGGATATGACATCAAGGTGATAAATCATCTTGTTAGGCATCATTGGATTAAAAAGGAAATATCAACTGACTTCACGTATTATCGACAGAAATGGCATTTATGAAAATTGGTTTTGCACATGTTACCAATCAATATGATGTTCACTGGTGGCCATCATTGGCTTTTGGTTCTTTGAAATCATATTTGCATAAGCATCTTGGCGATTCTGTCACTATGGACAGAGTAAATCCTAACGATTTGCACAAATACGATATTGTAGGGCTTTCATCAACAACTCAAGACTATAATCAAACAAAGCGTATCGCTTATCATGTAAAGCAGCAGAATCCTAAGGCAATGGTAATCTTGGGAGGATCTCACATTACTTGGCTACCTCAAACGCTTTCTCCTGACATTGATTTTGGTGTCATTGGAGAAGGCGAGCAGACGCTGGTTGAGCTTGTTCAGTATGCAATGAAGATGAAAGATTTGTTTGCTATCAATGGTACGGTGTTTCATCATAACGGAGGCTTGCTGATGGCGCCTCCTAGAGCGTTGATTGACCCGCTTGATAATATTCCGCCACCCTTTAGAGAACCCGCATCTCAGCCTCATCTCTTTACATCCAGAGGTTGTCCTTACAAATGTCGGTTTTGCAGCAGCAGTGCATTTTGGAAGACGACTAGATTTCATAGTGCCGACTATGTAGTTGCCGAAATAGAACATCTAACTGGCATGGGTGCATTCGACATTCCGATTTTAGATGACCTATTCATAATCAATCGAAAACGATTTGTTGACATCATGGAGAAGCTGAGACAAAAGGGCTTAGACAAGAGATGGTGTACGTCTATAGCGGTCCGAGCTAATCTTGTTGATGATGAACTATGCAATCTGATAAAAAGCTATCCCTCAATCAGAAATGTTCATTTTGGTGCTGAGTCCGCTTCAGACAGAATCTTACAACTCATGGGAAAAGGCGTCACGGCAGCCGTCAATCAAGCTGCTTTAGACAAACTTCACGCCTATGGGATTCCTTGTGGCTGCGCTTTTGTAATCGGTTGGCCATCGGAGACAGAAGAAGAGCTTAGAGCGACACTGGAGTTTATTCGCAGAAATGGTCTAGAAGGCAAACTAGACCCCAATGCTCCAGTGAACATTTTGATGCCATTTCCGGGCACTGTTGTTTGGAACGAGGCAGTCGGCTCGGGCAAGATAGATTTGAATACATTCAACTTTGACCGCTTAGGGATTTTTGCAGCTTATCAAACATCTAATGCTGGAAGTTTTGATGCTTGGGTTGATGCTCGGAGGAAAAACGATAGCATTTATTTGAATGAAGAAACTTTACCTCAAGAGCGGTTGTATGAAATCCTCAAAGAACATAACGAAATTGTTTCTGGAAAGAGGTAACGCATGCCATACATTAGAAAAGAGCGTAGAGAAGAAATAGAGGAATTCGAATCAACGGGCGAGCTTAATTACATGATTACTATGCAAATTAAAGCCTGGATCGATCAACGTGGGCTTAGCTATGCAGCTATTAATGAAGTCATTGGTGCTCTAGAGAGTGCAAAACTAGAATTTTATAGGCGTATTGCTGTTCCCTATGAAGATAAGAAAATAAAGGAAAATGGCGATGTCTATTAAAACAATCGCAATCGATCAAACAATTCACGTTGTAACGTATCAGTGCTACAATAAGACCGTATGTGGAAAAGCTATTCCAGCTAATCCATCGTTCATTGAAAGAAAGTCTCTCTGGGAGACGACCTGCAATAAGTGTAAAAAGATTCTCTCACCCATAAAATAATCCTGTACAATCGTCGTCACTATTGGTATAATAGTCTTATCAAATACGGAGGGGCGTGCATGCAGCCATTACAGCAGATTGCACCACAAGTTGCAAGAGGGAAGTTCACAGAAGATCTGTGGACAAATAAAGATTACGTAGCCGAAGAGAAGCTCGATGGTGAACGCTTCAAGATGCACATCTTCAAGGACGGCAACCGATTTGATTCTCGGACGATTTCCAAGAAGACTAATCGGTTCACCGAGAAGACCGGCAACGTCCCTCATCTTTCTGGCATGCTGCTTCCTGGGTTGGCCGGTACGGTGCTTGATGGTGAAATCAAGTTTGGCGACGATTCAATGTCGACTTCGACCATCATGGGATGTCTTCCTGAAGAGGCTGTAAAGCGCCAGGAAGAGGCTGGCAAGTGGGTGAACTACTATGTTTTTGACATTCTCTTTCTGAATGGCAAGGACGTAAGGGAAGAGCCTTATTTCCACCGCAAGTCTCTTTTGGGTTATGTGTTCGAACAGTTGAGAGACAATCCTCATTTCAAGCTTGCCAAGTGCGAGTATGTTCACAAGAAGAAATTTTGTGATGACATCTTCGCGGAAGGTGGAGAAGGTGTAATCCTCAAGAATCTTGATGCTCCATACTCTGACAAGAAGGCTTGGGTCAAGGTGAAGGCTGTAGCAACTTTTGATGTGGTTATCATGGGCTACGAGGAGGCTACGCCTGAAACGATCAAGAAGGGTGATGAATATGCCACCATTAGCCGTCTTGCTGCAAACGGGTGGATCGGGGCTGTCGTATTCGGACAGTATGTAAATGGAAAGCTGAAGAAGTTTGGGCAGTGCTCGGGTATGCCTGACGATATTCGTGCTAAGTATTCTGCCAATAAAAACAAGTACATCGGTCAAGTAATCAAGATCGAGGCTCAGTCCCGAATTCCCAAGACGGGCTATTTCAGGCATCCGCGGTTTGTTGGTGAGAGGCCTGACAAGAATGCAATCAGCTGTGTTTATTGGGCTAATGAATCATGAAATGGAGTGTTTACAAAAGAATTAAGAAGAGAGAATTTAAGCTACGACTCGCTGCTCTGAGGATCTTGATCCGCTGGGCTAATGAATCTTAAGGAGGTTCCGCATGGCTCTCAAGAAGGTGTGGTATTTTGTTCCGAAAACCCAGTTGAACTGAGAGACAGAAGCAGAATCTGATTTTGATGCCATCGAAGTTATCAAACGCGAAGAAGGAATCAAGAGGGTTCCACCGACCTGGAAGATCTGGATCTGGAACGATCAAATGGGCGAGATGGTTGAAGTGAATCGTAGAGCGGTTTCTCGTCATAGAGCGGAGGCGGCTGCAATTGCAAAACAAAAAGTACAGTAATCTTGAGATTCACAAAGCACTAAAAGTAATTTTAGGCATCAACTATAATTTCAAGTGGCTTGACCTTGACATTTCACCCAAATGTGTGAACTGGTATGCGGCCGTTCAGTTTAGGAACGACCCTAAAAAGAATTGGTTCCCTCGGATCATGTCGTTCTACCCTGACGCTCAAAAGGTTGTGGTTCGAACCAGCTTAAATGATCCTGAACCAACGTATGTTTCGGCTGAGACAATTATGGTGATGGCTGAGACAAGAGCACAATCGCCAACACCTCCAATTCCTGCAGTTTAACGATGTACAATCGGGTCTAACTGTGGTATAATGGTTCTATCAAATGGACGGAGGTACGAATGGCTCGAGGACGAAAGCCCAGGGTTAGAGTGTCAGAACAGCAACTCGACAAGGCTCGGAGGAAGATCAAGAGCACTCCAAAGCGTGGCAGGTGGCCCAAGTATCATGACATTCATAAGTGCGATCTCGAGAACTACATCGAGTGTTTCAAAATACCAAGCTTAGTGTTTTTACATCCGAAGTACGGAAATGCATGCTTCAAGAAGATTGGTTATCGTGGCGAGGGAAGCATTCATCCTGATTTTAACGTCGAACTTGATCCCGAATACAACATCATAGGAACAATTCGATTCTATTGCGAATCATGGGCTCCTGATAGCGGATCTGCATTAATTGATACTGAATGTATGCTTAGGTGCGAAAGAGTTTCTTGTCCGTATAATAAGAAGGGATTTGTTACTGAAACATTGAAAAATAGGACGTTTGAGGCGGATGTGACCGCAGAATTAAATAAAAGGCATAATATAAAACAAGAAATTGATTAGATTTCACTAATATAGTAATAAGAACGCGGCGTAGCACAACGGCTTAGTGCGCCTCCTTGTCAGGGAGTATTATGCGAGTTCGAATCTCGTCGCCGTGGCACACTCACCCACCAAAGTGGGAGGAGCGATCGGGACCGTCATTCACGCATGGCGGTTCCAGTATCTGGGTGTAGCTCAGTTAGCAGAGCGCCTGCCTTGGGAGCAGGAGGCCGGGAGGGCGGGACTCCCCACTCAGACATGAAAACAGGAATATATGAAATAGTTAATGTGATTAACGGAAAACGATATTTAGGTTCTAGCGAGAATATCGAATATCGGTGGAGAAAGCATAGAAGCAAATTGAAAAGCGGAACTCACTGCAATACTATTTTGCAGAATGCATATAATAAATATGGCGTTGAAAATTTCAAATACAACATCGTTTTAGAGATTGAAATAGAAAGCTTGTTGACCAAAGAACAGTGGTATTTAGACAATACGCGTTGTGAATATAATGTGTGCAAAACGGTTTCTTCGGTCATGAAGAATAGAAAACACAGTGAAAGCTCTAGAAAAAAGATAAGTGAGAAGCTGAAAGGACGCGATCTTTCAGAAGAAACAAAAAATAAAATAAGGCTTTCACTATTAGGCCGAAAAAGACCTGATATTAGCGCTCTTCAAAAGAATCGACCTGCTCCATGGGTAAGCGAACGCAATAGAGAAAGATGGAAGAAGTTTAGAGAAACGAAACTGCTAGTAAGTCAGCCCGGTTAAAGACGACCCGCCCCGGAAGCGGGAGGCCAGTGGTTCAAATCCACTCTAGCAGACATAAATAAGGAGAATCGCATGAGTAATAAATACACGGAACTTCCCGCATCGGTTCAATTGTCTCAAGGGGATGAATCTCATATTAACGTGAGGGTGTTTCCAGGTGAGCCCGGATCTAGGGCTTGGCAAAGATTTTCAACAGTTCTTGACAAGATTCTTGCCGCCAAGAAAGAAAATAAAGCTCTTTATACAATAACAATAACGTACCTTGTGACGGCTATTATAAAAAATCTTTTTGATGTATTTTCCAAGATCGAGATTATATCATTGTATCAGTCGGTTTTGTTGTTAATACAGAAAATGGCCCTTTAGTAGAAAAGTTATAACATCACGTTTACACCGTGAAAAAGGCGGGGCGGTACCGTCAAGGGCTAATGTTCAATTTTCAAAGATGTTCATGTAACATGAACAGGCATCAAAACCGAACGGTGGTCGTGGTGAAGAGGTTTTAACACGGTTGGTTGTGACCCAACTATGCACGGGTTCGAATCCCGTCGATCACCCAAAATAAAAACGAGGTATAGATATGGATGTGAAAGAACTTAAAGCAGAGTATACCTTCAACATTTGGCTTCGCCGTATGAATTTGTTTGTTGCCGGCCTAAAAGGTTTTGAACCAAGTTTTGTTTTAACTCTTCCACAGAATAGAAAAGCTTCAGCCTCTTTTGAAGAAAAAGAGCTTGATAATTGGTGGTACGACAATTACCCAGATTTCTCAAGGTATCAATCGTATCACTATCTTTATGCAGGATTGAACTGTTTCAACAATTATTCTAAGCAGTGTGCGCTTTACGCTAAGCAATATCTTGGCGATAAGAATATAAGATCGATTGTCGATGTTGGAGCAGGAATTGGTTTGAGCACTATGTTGCTTGCCGATCTGTTTCCAGAGGCTAAGGTTTACTACAACAACATTACTCCGTCTTTGCAGGCTGATTTCTTTGAGGCGCATAAGGGCTACCGAGCCCGAAACACTCAAGAGTCAGCACGGGTCACAGACATCACTGAAAAAGAGATGATGCAGCACGGCCCGTTTGACATGCTATTTGCTAGCGAGTATTTTGAGCATTTTGAATATCCTATGCGTCAGTTGGATTTCCTGCTTAATAAAGTTGGTTTTAAGTATCTGGTCGTTAGTAATTCCTTTAACGTAAAGGCCTATGGTCACTTCAAGGAGTTTAAGCACAACGAAACCTTGGCGCCTAAAAAGATGTCCAAGCTTTGGCTGAAAACAGTACGTGAATCCTACAAAGAAATGGATGTCAAGTGCTGGAACGGAAGACCAAAAATCTTCGAGAAAAAGTAGGAGGCAATCATGACCGACAGAGTACTTCTCTTAAATGCAAGCTATGAACCTGTAAGCCTGATCAGTCCAGAACGCGCTATTGTTCTATGGTATTCAGGAAAGGTTATCGTCGTAGCTGAAAGAGACATTACTTGGCGGTCTGTTTCGGTTGCAATCAAGGTTCCGTCGATTGTTCGTCTTGTTAGCTATGTCAAAGGACTTACTGGTCGCCGAAACATTGTCAAGATGACTAGAAAGAACATCATGCTCAGGGACAACTATACTTGCCAGTACTGCGGTAAGCATGGTTCTCCTGAAAAGCTCAACATCGACCACGTTGTTCCAAAGGGACAGGGTGGAAAGTCTGAGTGGACAAACCTTGTTACTACTTGCATCCCATGCAACAGTGTCAAGGACTGCCGTACTCCAAAGCAGGCAAAGATGACTCTTCGGAAGGCTCCGAAGAAGCCCGACTTTATGGTGTTCACAATTCACCGTAATGTCAAGAATGTGCCGGAAGATTGGCGTTCTTATCTTTACTGGAACACGGCGCTGGACGAAAATTAACGATGTACAAACGCTGTAGAATGTAGTAATATAATACATAATCGGGAAGCCTGCACCGGCATCATCCGGTGATGGTGGGGCGTTAATAAATTGGGGTAGCCACCTCCCGCTATAGCGGTATACTGGGCCGCTCTTATAAAATCCAGATGATCAGGAAATGGCAAGACTCGGCAGACTACCCTGTGAAGCCGTCGCACCCGGTCAGACTCCGGGGGGCGGTGGAGGGACTCTGGAAGGGATAGTGGCCACTAACCTTCACGGTCTGATCAACCGCTTGGGCCTATGGTAAGGGATCCGAAACCGAGATAGAAACGATCCCATTATTACCCTTGGTTGCCAGAGCCAAATTGAAAACTGGCGTTTATTAGACAATAAGGTTTAGGAGTCATCCTCCTGAGTAGTCCTAGTGGGCGAAAGGGTGAATTCTCGAGATAAAAACTCCTTTAGTTTAACTGTGGTTAGAGCTTCGTAGGTTCATCATTGTTGACTTAAAAGCAAGACTAGTTGCCAGATCTAGAAATTAAAACTGGCTTATGTAACCGTCTTCTAACGGATTAGGAAAACAGGCCTTCAACCTGTGCAATGTGGGTTCGAATCCCATCGGTTACGCAAATGCGGAGTGCCAGAGTGTGTGACATCCTTCAGTCACAATGGGTACTTAGGGAGTCAAGAAGTAGCTCCTAGCATGAGGGAAACGGTAACGGTGTGGCGGGCTGCGTCAACCTTGACTCTAAACAGCCCAAGCGCGGTGAGGTCGGTAGCTCCATGATACTTGGAGAAGGCGGCCATCTTAGAGGTAAAAGCCTCTAACTACTGTGAAGATTGGTTCGCGGCCAATCTGAGTAGTTTGCCGGAATAACCTATTCCTCGAGCTGGTCCAGCGCATCCAAAAGCGCTGCTTCGCATTGCAAATTTTATGGTAGTGCTGGGGTACGGAGCCGACCACTCCCAGGCTTTAGCTGGTCACTACTTAGCCTCCCGGCACCGTATTGTTCCTGTCATCTAGCCCGGCTAGGATACTAGCCCCTCAAGCTATCAACAAGGGTTCAAATCCCTTCAGGAACACAAACAGGGGAAGCGATTATCTGTATAAAACATACGCTTATTATGCCGTTGTAGACATCTATGGAGGGTGGCTCGCCTGTAAAGCGAGTGTCAATTGGCCAACTAGGTTCGATTCCTGGCAGCGGCACATGTAAGAAGGGCGTGACTGATCCAATCGCGTAGTTGGGTTAGAAGATCGGGGTGACAAGCCTCTAGATACTGGAATTAACCAGCACGTCTTGAAGATAAGGTGATGAAAGTCCTCGAGGCTATAATCACCGGGAGGCGACTTGGTGCGGCCTGCAGCCAAAAGTCCAACTCGATCCTCCAAACGCCTCCGTGATGTTTAACGGATTGAGCATACTCGCCTTTTAAGCGATGAAGTGGGGGTTCGAATCCCTCCGGGGGCACATGAAAAGACCTAGAAAATTAACGGCTCAATTGATAGCAGCATTTGAGTTGGGAGAAAACATACCTGGAAAGCCAAACGGTGGTTTGAAGGGTTGGCACAGAGAATATCTGATTGCTAAAGCAAATTATACATGTCAAGAGTGTGGATTTAAAAAGCAGAATCCCTTTTCGAAAAGATGGATTATTGAAGTTGATCATCTCGATGGAAATTGGCAGAATAATACAAAGGGAAACCTACGAGTAATTTGTCCTAATTGTTCTGCAGCTACATCAACCTATAAAGCAATGAATCACGGGAATGGACGTAAATATACTCCCACGAGAAGAAAGAAAGCAGGATTTTAACGATGACACTAGAAGAATTAAATGAAAATATTCAAAAAAGCATATATAGTATCGAGGCTTTTTATCAAAAATATCCTATTTTTGTAGAGAGTTTTAACAAAGACGAAAACTATAAAAGAGATAGATATACTAATTTTCTCTTGGTGGACGAAGTACATAAAAAAATGTCTCATGAAGGGTTACAAATCGATCAGCGTATTTGCCGGTTTTTTACAAATTATTATAGCGAAAGAATACATGCTCGTAGAGGAGAGATTAATTAAGCTTGAAGCACGTCTGGCTTGACATCCATGGCGTGACGTCCGGTGTTAGCGGAGGAGTAGCTGCCCTGCGCGAGGGGTTCACCGTCAACAAAACCCGGATTGCCTCGGTAGTATAACGGATTATTACAGCCGGCTCTTACCCGGCCAGATGGGGGTTCGATTCCTCCTCGGGGCACAAGAGGGAGATTGAGTTCGAGTCTCAATGGTAAATACTACTAGTGGAAAGCGCGCCACTCAGATAGGTTCCCGCTCGTCTAATGGAAGGACACCCTCGCTAAACCATTGTATAATTATCATCCAAGGCGGAAGTCAAATGATAACTATGACAATAGGCAATTTCATCGGCTTTGCTATTTTTTCTTTTATGGTCGGAATGCTTGTTGCTTATTGGCTTTGGGATCCTACTTCACCCCGTAAGCGCTAGCCCTTCTGGTGAAATGGATATCACGCGGGTTTCCTAAATCTGAATTAGAGGTTCGAATCCTCTGGAGGGCGCATGACACTCATTCATAATGAATACGATGAAATCTGTCCTGTATGTAATCATCCGCTTGGCGAAGAAGAGTTAGCAGCTGGTGTCGACGTCCATTCAGAATGTTACTGGCAAATGATGGACGAATACGACGAGATGAACAAAAAGGAAGAAAAATAATAGTCTGCCCTTTTAGTGAAATGGACATCACAGTTGGCTTCGAACCAACTATTAGGGGTTCGAATCCTCTAGAGGGCACATGCAGAAAGACAGAACGGGCCTCGACTGGGTGCAGCGATCGCATGAAAAAACATCCAGCTAAAGGGAGTGCACCCCGCCCACTACGGACTCTAATCGAGATAAGGAGATCAATAGCTTTCTGCATTTACGGGTTGCTCGTATAATGGAAATACTGCCGCCTCCAAACCGGCAAATGTGGGTTCGATTCCTACGCTTCCCGCAGAGGTGAAAATGGAAGATAGAATACTATACGTTGATTTGATGAGTAGTTTTCAAATCAATTGGAGCGTTAAAAATATTGGTTTTGGACAATTTTATTTTTATAACAACGATGATAAACTGCATTGTTCGAACGAAATGATGAGTAGGGAATTTATAAAAGAAATTTTATGCAAGATGATTGATGATTGTGAACTTGATGAATCCTAATTGAAAGAGGTAGAAAATTGGCGGCGATAACAATCAAAGTTGAAGTAAACGATGGAAAGAAAGAAATTTGCATTACGGATGACGCAGGGAATGAAAAACATTTACAGAGCGTAATCGTTTGTGGTGGAGATGCTACATCTAGAGAGTTTTATTTATTTGGCTGGGGATCGGCTTCTGATGCTGCTTGGGCCCTCGCTAATAGTTTTAGGGCTACATCAGATCCGTTTTATAAGAAAGTATTTATTCATTTCACTCAGTGGGTTGCTAAATTTCTTGGATTCGAAACACAACAAAAGAACTATGTTGATGGTAATGAGCTAGCTAATCGATGGGAAAAAGAATTTGCTGATGCTGCCGAGAGGGATAAGCTTAAGTGGAATTAAAAACTGTATTGAAGAATTATTTTACATGGGCTCCAAAGCTTCCTAAGAAAGCCGTATATGATATGGATGAAGTTTTTGAACATTTTGAACATCGAAAACCTTGTACGTTTGAAAATCATTGTCTCGATGTTTATTATTGGTTTTGCAGAAATTTTGATTTCATCTGGAAGCCGAATATCGTTAGAGGTTACGCGAAACGTGCTTATCAGCGTTGCACTCGTGGTTGGAGCGATAGAGATCTTTGGTCATTGGATTATACCATTGCCAAGTTTGTGCTGCCTAGATTGATTGAGCTTAAGAAACAGATGCACGGCATTCCGAATGCGATGTTTGAGCCTCTTCCTGATGGAGAGTATAGCTATAATGCTGAACAGATGGCGGTTGCAGAAAAGAAATGGAATGCAGTTCTCGATGAGATTATATTTGCTATGGATTACATTGCGAATAGCCGTGAATGGAATTATTATCCGAAGAAAACTTGGCCTGAAAAGACCGAAAAAGAAGACTATGAGGAACTTCTGAAAGTAGAGGAAAGAGTTCAGAACGGTTTAATTTTATTTGGAAAGCATTTCAGAAGTTTGTGGGATTAGATTTACGGGGATTTAGCTGATGAAGTCATAGCAATGGTCTGAAAAGCCATGGAATCCGGGGCGGTACCGGGAGTCCCCAATTGCCGGCGTAGCTCAAAAGTAGAGCAATCGGCTGATAACCGATCGACGGAGGGGCGGTACCTCTCGACGGCACATGGATGAAAAACTAACATATATTCAATTGCTTGGCAAGAAACTTGACAATTTTCTAAATGCCGAAGTCAAGGTGTTTCGTTGTCGAAAATGTGGATTCAAAACAGAGGGTGAAAACCTTATTGCGTTTCATGTTCTCTTTCAATGCAAAAAGATTGTACAATCGCAGTAATTTATGGTATAATGAACTATAAATCAATGAGGTGAACGCATGTTAGAACTCTTATTATTTCTGATTTTTACACATCTTGTGTTTGATTTTTGTTTGCAAACAAAGTTTATGTCAGATTATAAGGGAAAGCTTCCGTTTGTAATGTTTGTTCATGTGTTTATTTGGACGTTTGCAATTTGTTTAATGGCTACTTATTTTGGGATTTTATCTTGGTGGGCGCCAATTTTCTTGTTTGTAGGTCATTGGTTTTCAGATAGATTCAAAATTTATTTGATTGAAAAAGAAAACTTGAAGGATGAAACTAATCCAGATGTGCTATCTAGATTAAAGTTTTTGTTCCATGCTGATCAAGTTTGGCATTTGATTCAATTGTTAGTTGTTGCTTCTCTTGGGGTTGTAGTTTAATGGGAAAACTCTCGGCTTGCACCCGAATGATGGGAGTTCGATTCTCCCCAGCTCCACATTCAGTTAGTTTAAGAAAACGCCCGTAAGGGAGATGCAGACAGAGATTCTGCACTGAATTAAAATAATGGGACTACCTAATGGGTAGGAAATCTTGGCCTGCAGGCAAGAGTCGGCGGATCGAAACCGCTTAGTTCCACATGGGTGAGACACAGCAGTTTGATTCTCGACTGATGGTCCGGACCCAGATCGAGATAAATAATTGCTTGATCACCCAACCCAATACTTAATGAGGGAGGAACACATGACTGATACTATCTAGTGCGATTGCACATAGGAGGTCTATCATGGGTTTTTATCCCCGTCGTGATAGAAATGCCAAGGACTACGGAGAGATGGGATCCAATCCCAACCGTAAGCGCCGCAGCAAAAAGAGAGGCATGAAGGGTGGTCGTCAAAGACGCTCTCGAGCCTAAGTAGAAAGTGCGGAGTCCCAGGCACTATAAATACTGGGTCATTTGGGGGCTATAGCTCAGAGGGAGAGCGTTCCGGTGGCATCGGAAAGGTCGAGGGTTCAATTCCCTTTGGCTCCACATCCCGCGAACCAAAAAATGTAACGGGTGTAGAAAAGGAGAAAAGCATGAAGAAAATTGTATCGATTCTTATGTTGGCGTTTGCGTTGGTTTTTTTGGGCGGTTGTTCTGGCGGACTTGAAAGTCTTGATTTAGCTCAAGAAAACGATACGCACAATTCAGTTGATCAATCGCAGCTGACTGATCTTCAGAATCAAATCAATGAGCTCAAGGCGCAGCTAGATGCACTGGTGGATGTCGGCGACAATGTCGTAATCGACAATTCAACGATTAATAACATCAATGCTCAGATTACTGATCTGACTGAGCAGCTTGCAGCTCTTCAGGCTGAGTTTGATGCGCTTCAGGATCAAGTAGGAGCAGATAACACTGCTATTGATGGACGCCTCGATGATCTTGAAATTGATGTTGAGGGTTTGACCAAAACAGTAGACGAACTTAAGGATCAGATCGCTGCATTGTGGGCTGCAATTGAAGACCTGAAAAATGATCCTCCTGTCCGTGAAGAGGGTGGTCCTGCTTATGTCTTTACAGGAGAACTTGGCGGCCATGTTCCAACAATTACCGAAGGCGTTCTTCCTGGAGACTTTTTCATAGATCTCTGTAAGGTAAAAGATAAGCATGCAATGTGGGTTTATGTTGGAGATGAAACTGGTTGGGCTTATTTTGGGTCTATCTATACGCCCGGTCCGCCTCGCGTAAAACCCGGTCAACCAGCATCAGTTGTTCGTAGTTAATAATTAAATTTAGGAATTCGGTTCGTCTAAGATATAAGGACGCCTCCACGCATAGGTAATGTTGGCCGAAAAGTTCACCAAACGAACAAGCGAACCAACACCGAATACCATATTCCCCTCTCGTTTAACGGCAGGACGGGTGGCTGTTAACCACTTAATCGAGGTTCGATTCCTTGGAGGGGAGCAGAAGTAAACAAAAAGGAGGCATCTATGAAATGTACAGCCTGCAAATCAGACGTACAAGAGTGGCTTGATAAGTTTAAGGGCCGCACTAAAGTTTGGTTAGATAAAATCTACTTTGATGAAAACAAAACGTCGTATAAAGAAGATGATCATGGGCTATACATTTCAGGCGATACCTTCTATGCAATAGAAGCAAAGAAAGCAAAAGAAAGATGTCCCCGTTGTGGATTCAAGTTTAAGTATGAAGAAGAAGATGTTCAATGGGGACCCATTTAAGCGGAATTAGTTAAATGGTATAACGTAACATTGCCAATGTTACATCACGGGTCCGATTCCCGTATTCCGCTCAATACAAACTGAAGGTAGACTGGTTTCACACGCAAAATCTTGTCTACCTTCATTAATTTATACTTTAAGAAACGAATCTTGGAGTATAAAATGCTATGTGAATACGGATGTGGTCGAGAAGCTCAATTTGTTGTAAGAAAAACGCATGATTGCTGCTCAGAACAGCTGACAAGATGTCCCGCTATAAGAGCAAAAAACTCTGCTTCAATGAAAAAAGCATACTTAGACGGTCGTTTGAAAAGTACGTGGAAGACATATTATTCGATTCCTGAAAAAAGAAAAGAAATTCTAGATAAAAGAAGCCAGACAATCGAAGAGCAGAGAAAAAATTCTAAATTTGAAGATCTGCCTTATAGAGTTCAAAAGGAAATTTTATTAGCCGAAACAAATGGACGCTGCTTTAAATGTGATGGTCTTGAATGGCTTGGAGAACTATTGGTTCTACAAAGACATCATAAAGATGGCGATTCAAAGAATAACAAGAAAGAAAATTTAGAATACTTGTGTCCCAACTGCCATACGCTAACCAAAAATTTCGGTAGGAAGGGAAGAATCCCCTGGAACAAGAGGGTCCTTTAGTTCAACGGAAAAATGCTACCGTGACATGGTAGAGACGAAGGTTCGATTCCTTCAAGGACCAATGGCCGTGTAATTCAATGGTAGAATAGGCGACTTATAATCGCTCTACGGTAGGTTCGATTCCTCTCACGGCTACCATGGCCTCGTATCCCAACGGCAGAGGAAACAGTTCGAGAAGCTGTAAAGTGGTGGTTCGAATCCACTCGGGGTCACATGAATAAATCAGAGAACAAAATAAAGCCGATGTACTTTTGGTCTGATGGTTATGAAGAATATGGAATATTTAGGCCAGATCACAAGAGGCTTCTAAAAGATGAATTAGAAGCAGATGTTGATGATAAAGCGGATGAATTCATATTTGAACCGGCTGATAAGGTTTCTATTAGACAAGCTAAACGTAGAAAACTTAGAAGGTTTCTCAAAAGCAAAGTACAACGAGCGCTTGAGTATATTGAATGGAAGAAGCGTAAATATGGAGGTTGAGCATGCGATTCAAGAAAACGACTTGGTATAACATGAAGACGGACAAGCCGAACTACGGAATTAAAATTAAGTATGCAAATCTTAAATTCTTGGACGCAGCTGAAAACGGAAAGCCTCTTATCTTTGAAACTGAATTAGAAAGAGATGAAAAGATTAAGCAGATAAAGAACGATAGCAAGGCAAAAGATTTTGAATCACGAATGAAGTTTGTAAAGGCAATTTAACGCTCTTGTGGTGGAACGGAAGACACGCTGCGTTTAGACCGCAGTGGTTAACAGCCATGCAGGTTCGATTCCTGTCAGGAGCACATGCCCTCATAGTTCAATGGTAGAACAACTGTTTCGTAAGCAGTAGATCTCGATCCGATTCCGAGTGGGGGCTCATTATGGAAAAATGTAAATATGCAGATAAATATAAAGCAAAGTTTCCTCCAAAGTGTGGTCCATGTGATTTTTGTAGAAATAAATGGGAAAAATCTTGGGAAAAACCTCTCAAAACAGATAGAGATCAAATTGTAAATCTTCTAAAGGACAGACCTTTTAATATAAAAATTTACTGAGGGTTCATGAAAAACAGAGCTGAAGTCAAGTATGTCTTAAAACTTTACGAAGCTCAATGGGATAAACTCCATGAAGAGTCGGTTAAACCGTTCTTTGCACAGCTAAAAAGAGAACTTGATCAAGATCAGTCGGGCCACGATGCTTTATTTTCGTACTACGTATTCGGGACAGCCGAAGGATTATCGGCTGCTCTCAATTATAAGTTAGATGTTGGTTTAGATGCTCGTCTTAAGATTGGATATTTTGGAGTACATGGCGAGAAGGATAAGCTTCAAGCTCTCAATAACATCAACAGAGTAAAGCTTCGGAACATTTTAATCAAAACGACCAACTTTGATGGTTTATATTTCGGTGCTTGTGACTTTGCTAATCGGAAGACTGCCGAGATGTTGCTTAATAACATTTCAACTCTCAAGTGGGTAGCAGGTTTTTCAAAGTGGACTCCTTGGCTTGAGGGTACACTATGCGATATAATGTTTTTCAGGCTTTTGTTATCAGGACGCTTCAGGAGACCGTCTCGCACAAACACCAAGTGGGAAATCATGACAAAACCTGAAGAAGCTGCAAAGGCTCTATACGAAGCATTTCCAATAGCTATTGACTTGAAATTCTCTCTATTCTATAGAGGCGTAAACGGGACAATTAATTCAACTTTAGACGAATGGTCGGATAGGATCATGGCATTGTGATAAAATACATTCTGATTTTCTTTGCATTGGTTTTGACAGACATCGTATGGGCTCTCTACATTAGATGGGCTGCACAGGGAAGAGCTCTCAGAGCAGCGATTTCATCAATTTTAATTTATGTTATAGGCGCTTTTACATTTGGCGAGTTCATCAAAGACACATGGATTTTAATACCAGCCGGTCTAGGCTGTTTTGTTGGAACTTATATAACGATAAAATATCTCGATGTACAATAAGTTGCAAATGATGTATAATAGACTTATAAATGGCCGGGTAATTCAATGGAAGAATAGGCGCCTTATAAGCGCTCTATGGTGAGTTCGATCCTCCCTCCGGCTACCACGGCCTTGTAGCAGAACTGGCATATGCCGGAGGCTTAAACCCTCTGTGTTTTGTGGGTTCGAATCCCACCTTGGCCACAAGTACAGCGCGCGGAATTAGTTAAATGGTATAACCGAAGCCTTCCAAGCTTATATCACGGGTTCGATTCCCGTATTCCGCTCAGTAAATACAAATGAAAGGAGTATCTAAAATACGATGGGAGGAAAAACCCACCGCAATGAAGAAACTAATAATTGCATTATTGATTTCGTGTATGGCGGCATTCGCGTTTCTTTTTCTGAGTGTGAACCAGAAATCATTACTTATTTTAGATCCCGTCAATCATCCAGAAGTTGTCAGTGTAAAGAAAATGATCGACAAGACGGGAGCAAATGTCCCAGAACGAACTAAAACAAAGATCGCATTGGCAATTGCGGAACATGCTCGTCACTATGGAATAAAACCGAAGAATCTTGTAGCAATAGCCTTTGTTGAATCGACGTTCAACCCGGTTCTCATCAACAAGACAGGCGATCACGGCCTCATGCAGATCAATTGGCCGACGTGGAAAAATAAGTTCACAAAAGACCCAAACGACCTTCTCAACGTTTACAAGAATGTCGAAGTTGCATGTAAGATTATCAACATCAACCGAAGCATGGG